GTGACAGACGATGTCGATGCGGTTGTGCTTGTCCCCGTAAGGACTCCGCTGAAAGCCCCAGTAGTTGAAGAGATACCGGCGGAGAATGTGTTGAGTCCCGTAAAGGTGTTTGTGCTAAGAGTTGCACCAACAGCTGCTTCCCCAACTGAACTAACTTTTTCATTGGCCGCGATGACAACTGAGGTCTTCGCTAAAGAAGCCGACAAGCCCTGGAGTCTCCTATTCAACAACCTGGCTTGCTGCTGTAGCTGCCTATTTGATGCCATTAGGCGAACACCCGGTATGGAATGGAGGGCTCAGGGGTAAAGGTAGGGAGCCCCTCGATCACCTCAGGGGTCAACTCGATCATCGCTCGGATGTTGGTGTGCCAACGGGTGTCACCGGGACTGATGATGTTGCCATCGATGTCGGTCTTAGGTGGGATAGCACCGATGTGGTCAATGGAGATGCCTTCAGTAGGGACCACCGTGACCTCACCTTCGTGATCCGTGGTCTCCTGGGCAAGGCCAGCAGCGATGAGGATGTCTTCCATAGCGGACTCTGTGGGGGTGCGGAGCATATAGTCCATGGTGTTTAGGGGGTCGTTAGGGTTTGGAGTTGGGCGTTGGAAAGGCGCGTTGGGAAGTACTTGATTGACTTGATCAATCCATTTAGCACAAGACTACTAGTTCCGTTATCCGCGTAAAGTTTGAGCGTATTCAATCCAACCGGAACTGCTCCTGAACCATCTGTTCGCATAGTTCCACCGTTGCTACACATGGCAAAGTCGTTCAGCGAATAGGCAGTACCAATACGCACATTCCCAGAGGTGACTGTTGGATACATTTCAGCACTGTTCACCCCGCCGCTGTAGTAATCAACATATCCCTTCCTGATACCAATGCGGTTAGTTGCAGAACTACCTGTACCGACACTCAATTCAATACCTGAATTATCAGTAGCCGATCCGTTGTAGGTCAAATTGCTTATGGCCGTACCTTCGGACTGGTTGAACCAACTACTGATATCGCTCATGTAGCAAGTGTCTAAAGTCCGCGTGACCCCACTCGCACCCGTAGGGATGTAGGAGGATGCGCCGGAGCCGAGTTCTAGTTGTGCGCCGTAAACAAGAATGTCAGGCGTTAATGATGTACTGTTGTTTCCAAGCATAAAGAATCCAACCAAAGCGGAACCAGATGTTCTCGTCGTTTGGAATCTTTGCCATGTTGGCGTGACGGTGAAATTTACCCATGTATCGTTTTGATACAACGATAATGTATGGTTGCCTGATGTGTTCGACTTCATCCACAAAGACATTGTGTACGGGCTTGTCTGACTTGTGATGTAGTAAAGTCGCGGAGAACCGCCACCGTCTGCAACCGCAAATTGAAGACGAGTGCAGGTCGAGTCATTTGCTGGGTTTGTTGCTGTATATGGGTTGGTAACTGTTACAGTTCCTCCAGCAGCATTTCCACCTGTAAACCAATTTCCACCCTGAAGCGTGTTTGAGAACGGCAAGTAGTTCACCGTCTGCCCCTCAATTAATAAACCACGCGGTTCAGTTGTATTGACTGTAGCTAGGGATGTAGTTGTCGGGATGTAAGCAGTAGCAGGATCCCCGGTGTTTACATATTCAACTTGCGCTCCACAAATTGATATGTCAAGTCCTGCAACAAGTCCTTCTAATGCAAATTTGGTTATTGATATCAGGGAACTAAAACTAAATCGCTGCCATACTGGAGTTGCAGTCCAAGCAGTACCACCGCCTGTTACATCTTCGATTAAAACCGACTGATTAGCAGTTGTGTTCGATTTAATATATAACGAGAATCTAAGGGCTTTGCCAGATACGGCTGAAAGACTTAGTGGTTGTGTTATTCCAGAGGCAGAAACGCTTGATTGCAATCTTGTAGCAGTACCACTAAACCCATCAGGTACTCCAGCAGCTGTGTAATTGGATGTGAGCGTTGCTGCTGTGCCATACTTTTGCGCCCAAGGTGATGTCGAAAAGTTATTCGATTGCAGTACTAAGTTAGTACGGCTTGTGAGAAGTGCATTGTCGAACCGAGGGGCGTAGTAGGCCGCTGTGGTCGTGGGGTAGTAGGTTTGAGCGGTAGAGCCGGGGTTGATTTGGAAACCCCAAACCAAGATTCCACTAGTGCCATCGCCAGAAAAAGCAGTGAAGTTAGAATTTGGATGCACTCTAATTATGAACGTATTAGACGTTGACGCAGTTTGTTGTACAAAAGTAAAACTTATTTTTCTCCAACCTATTGCATCCGGTGTACCAATGACAAGATTGCTTCCCCCCGAAAAACTAATGCTTTGATTGGTACTTAAATTAAAAGTTAAGGCATAAGGGCTAGCGGCAGCGTTGTCAAACAGATAAAAGAAATTGTAACCATTTGGCTTAACATAAAAAGAAATAGTGTATGGAAGTCCACTTGATAATACAAGACTCTGAATTATTCGATGATCTTGAGTATTAGTTGTATCTGGAATAACAGTTGTAATATCTGTTGTACTTCCACTTGGGGCAGGGATTTCACTTGGTGGAGCAGATGGCGTTATTAGGCTTTGTTTTGTCCACGATGTTCCAGATAAATCATTGGATGACTTAAATATGTTCGCCCCTGCGTACTCCACATACCCACTTGAGTTCACAAAGGTCGCAGTACTGGCTCTGCTGAAGGTAAGCCTTGAGTCCAGCACACCCGTAGTAAAATCAAGGTTGAGCGTGGAGCCATCCCCTTGGTAGTTCGATGGCATCATTGTCGCCCGCCCACCCTTTCGCATACCCATCCCGCTGAATGGGATGAAGTTAGTGGGTGAACTCGTGGATGAGTAGGTATTGCTATATGTCATTGATTCTTTCCAAGCCAGTTGAGGCCTGAGGTTCCTTGGGTTCCGAAGGTTTTCGTATATGCCCGCTCGACCCGTTCGAGTTCGACATCAATATCTCTTTGTTTCCTAGCGATGATCATCTTGTCCACATCAACTGCCACTGCTTTCGCCCAATAGCCCACGGCCATGGAGAGCGCATCGAGTCTGTCATCATGCCTGAGGCTCCCACGATCCCTTGTGATCCGGGTGAGTTGATAGAAGAGCTGATAGGACAACTGCTTCTCCGGCGGTAGCCCCTTGGTGGACTCATAGTCAGCCTTGATGACTGCCGGTTGCACGACGAGTCGATGCTGGTTGAGGATGGGTTCAAGGGTATCGATGATCCGCCGTTCCTTCTGAATGGAATGGCGTACCTCTTCGATGCTGCATGGCCATGAGTCCCGTAGGTACGGGGTCAGGAGCTGCGTGAACATTCCATCCCCGAAGTTTGATTCGACGATGCACTTGTTGACCTTCTGATCCCTGGCAACCTTGGCGAGTGCTCTGAGGTTCTCAGGTGTGTAGCCACCACGGAGACCACCGGCGGCGGTGAGGTGCATCCATCCATTGCTCATCTTCACGACGGCATACGCCGTTTCATCCTCACCTCGACCTGAGGGGTCAATGGCAAGTACGGATCCTGCGAAGGGTATGAACTTGTCTGAGATGGATATGGGGTTGTGGTAGCGGTCACCACGGAAGCCAACGGCAGGTAGGTCTTCCTCGATCTTCTCCTTGGATCCTGACCACACCAAACGCTCCGGTGCTTGCTCCCAATCGCCACCATAGGCAATGAGGTCATGGAGTTTGAGGGGGTATCTGTCCTGATCAGCCAGACTCGTATTGAGCATGAACTGAAGTTGGAACCCGCTTCGCCCATAGGACAGTGCTCGTTCCTGTAGATCCTCTTTGGAGAACCGCTTGGGGTCTGTAGGAGTCCCAACGATCTCTTGAGTCCACTCCTCTTGGATCGTGGGTGCCAAGCGACCACCGTAGGCGGTCATCTCGGTCTCTGAGGGGTACAGGGCTGGCCATATGCGGCACTCATAGCCTCGCTCTTGGAGGATGTTGTAGATGGACTCTTCGCTCTGAGGAGTCCCTAGGAAGATGACGCGCCCCCCAGGCTTGATGATTGCATCGACTTCCTTGATGCGCTCCTGTAGTTGCTCCCTCATGGTGGAGGTGAGGCTGTTGTTGGCTACCTCCACATCGTCAAGGATCACTACATCAGCACGGGAGCCGGTTAACTGCCCGGTGATACCGAGGCTCTTGACACTTGGTGCATGGCTCGGTGGCGCAGGACCCACATCAAAGGCTATCGCTGAGTTCCTTTGGGTATCCCTAGGCATCAAGTGCTGGTACATAGGCACTACCTGCATCAACTTCCGGCAGAACGAGGCGAACTCATCAGCCCGGTTCTTGGATGCAGAGACAACGAGGAACTGCTTCGTAGGATCCAACATCAATTCATGCATAACGAATGCTGAAGTGATCCAAGACTTCCCTACCCCACGGAAAGCAAGGGTGACAGATCGCCTTGGACCCCCTTGGAGCCATGATGCCATCTCATATTGCACCTTGGTGGGCGCAGGGAGCCCAAGTTCAGCCCAGACAAGGTGGAGTCCATTACGGAAGTCCTTGAGCCGGGGATCTATCTCCATACTTAGGTGCCGGTACGCAGATCTTCCTGATTATCAAAGGGCAGAGTCTGTGCAAGACGGAGAATTGGGGTACCCGCGAGAGCCACTTGATCCACCTGGTTGTCCTTGAGCATCTGACGGGCAACATTGAGGTCAGCGGGTGTCGCTTCCCCTGAGGCAACCCGGCGCAGCAGCTCATTGCAGAGACTCGCATGGAGGCTCTTGAGGGTTTCCTTGGTGGGATCAGCCATTGAGGAGTACTGCTCGTAGGAAAGTGGTTGAACCACCGACAGAGGCGAGGGCACCTGAAGTAACGATACGCATACGAGGCATCGTCTGAATGACCTGTGTGTAGTTCCTTGCTCCATTGGCGGTGCCTACATCAAAGTGACCAACAGGCATCTTCAATGAGCCAACAGGGACGCTGAGAAGAGTGAACCACTCCACATCATCAACGGTTCCTTGAACCTCAATCGTCGCTGTACCAACCGTTGTCGCTGTAGTGGTGGAACTAACGAGACTAAGTAGAAGCAATCCAACCGTTGATGAAATTGGGTTGTATGGATGCGTTGGACCGGTGATGCTGCTGTTAGTAGCAAAGTTGCTAGTTTTAGGCAGGAGATACTTGATTTGCATATTTATTTACTCGCTAGGGTGTACTGAAAGAGGGCTGAAACGATGGCAGCAATGACTCCTGCTGCACCAATGATGTATGAGCGTGACTGCTCTAGATGACGAACGCGATGATCTAACTCCTTGATTTCCCCTTGGGCAGCCTGACGCTGCTGTAGAAGCAGGTCGAGCTTTCCCTCAAGGCGGCCAATGGCAAGCATGACTTCATGGTCGAGTTGGGTATTCATGGGATGCCTTAGGAAATGCGGACGAGCGTGTAATGACCAGTAGGTGAATAGTTGGTGCCATTAGCGGTACTAGTACCTCTTGGTGGGCCAGCTGATTCAGTAAGGGTGTAGATGTAGCCACTAGTAGCACCCACGGCACGCATTTTCCAAGTTCCACCATATCCTGCTTTAATGCGAAGTTGAGGATTTGAGCCCCCACCGACGCTAACGAGAAGATCAGATGTAGGGAAACACCACTGAGAATCGGGAGCTGTGACATTTGTTTGCCAGCCCATAAATTGAACAGATCCAATTCCGGTCAGCGATGGCGTATAGGGATTTGCCGCTGATTGTTCCCAAGTTGCATTACCGCTTCCATCACAGGTCAACACCTGCCCTGCCACTGGAGTACCCGAAGTAATCTTCAGTGGTCCATTGATAGTGATCTGATTGGTACTCGAAGTGGCACCCAAGGTCACCGGGGCAACCGTGGACATCGTTGCGTTCACCGTAAGAGCATCAGCCGCTGCATCACCCACCGTTACATTCCCTTGGAATGTGTTGGCACCCGTAAAGGTGTTAGTTCCACTAGCGGATACCGTGGGGATCGCTGTGTTCTTGAGTTGACCCGCATCGAAACCAAGGCCGGTACCCAAGGAGATCTCAGTGACATTTGCGGGACCACTAACCGCAGGGTTTCCCAGTAGACGGTAACCCAACTGTACCTGCTGCATCTTTCCATAGGTGACCTTGTTGTTACCAATGGTTGGGGATGGGTAGGAGCTGGTAAGGTCACCTCCTGCAACTCCTAATGGAGAAGCACCGAGCACCTTCAGGGGTGAAGCGGCAGTACCGAGTCCCTCGAGGCAAGACACACCTAAGTTGTCTATCTGCGTTGTCGTGATAGTGACTGAACTCAGTTTGTTGGCAGCTACACCAGCAGCAGCAACAGCAGTGTTGTAGGCGTTGGTAGACGCAGTAACCGCATCAGTGACTTGGCCGGTAAGGGTTGTAAGGGCACCTGTAGTGGCAGCACCAATGTTTTCTGGAGTGATGACTACGGAACCTGTTTGATTGTTCACCGTTGTAATGACAGGTACCGTCCATACCCCTTGGTTACTCCCATTGCAAGTCAACACCTTGCCATTCGCACCACCCTGGGGGATGACTAGGGTTCCGCTGACAGTGATGATGTCCGCTGGATCGTTACCAAGGTTTACATTGGCTTGGAATATCTGATTGGCACTGAAGGTCTTTACACCACTGATTGTTTGTGTTGTACCTTTAGTGACACCACCTAAATTACCCGTAGGGCTTGCCTCGCCATCGATACTGACCTTAACGGCACCCGTAAGGCCGTTGACGGTTGTTACAGGAGCATTGGATGGTGCCGCCCAGGCAACAGTACCAATAGCACCATCTATTGCGGTGCAAGCCATGACACTACCAACGCTAGGGGTACCTGATCCACTGAACTTTAGTGTTCCTGTGATGGAGATTCCCGTACCAGCATTTTGTCCGATGGTCAGACCACCTGGACTGGAGAAACCTAGACCTGTTGTCAAGAGTCCTGAGAAGTATGCGTCACCATCAGCCTCGATGAATGAAGTGACACCACCTCCAGGTGCAACACCTTCCCAAACATGATCGTTGTCGTTGACCCGTTGTACCTTGACTAGACCCGCTGGCTCAATAGATACGCCGTTAGACCCGTCGGTTCCTACAGCAGTTCCCGATGATGTGACCGTAGGAGCTACTGTGAACTTCTTCGCAGCAGCTATTGTCTGCGTGGTATTGGTATCTACAGCATTTGTAACTTGGGCTGCTGTGTAATCAGCCGTAGCAGGGGTGACATCACCAGCACGACCATTGAAGAGGTTGACTCCAACAGCACCATTCAAGGTGGCTGACACTACACCAGTTGATGCGTTGATAGACAGACCACTGCCTATCTTGATACCGCCGAGGATGTCAGCAGTCGCTATAGGCAGCGTTGCATTCTGGTTGACACTGACAACACCCGCAGTAACCGATAGACCGCTACCGACCTGCATGATGCCCTGCTGATTCACCGTAGCAACAGGGATAGTGTTGGCTGTGTATGCACCGAGACCCGCAGCAGTAATTGTCACGGCACCCGTAGCACCGTTTACATTAGACACACCCGCCGCTGTGGCGTTCTGCCAGATGACTTGGGTTCCATCACCGGAAGCCATCAGTACTTGACCATTGGTTCCACCAGGGATCCTTAAAGCACCCCCAACATAGATGATGTCATTGGACGCTGTACCGAGAGTCACGCTGTTCGTGAATACCTTAGCACCATTAATGTCTTGGTTTGTATCAATACTGACTGCTCCTACATCAGAAGCCGAGAGCGATACGGTAGGTCCTGCTTGGTTGTTGACCGATGTAACACCAGTAGCAGTCGGTGAAACCCATGCTGCTGATCCATCAACATCAAGACAAGTCAGCACCTTCCCGGCGGCCTGATTACCAATGACGAGGTTCAGGTCACTCGTAACAGTCAGGGTATCTGCGGCTGCGTTATCACCAAGCCCTACGCTCCCTGTGAAGTTCACGGGTCCCGCTACAGTCTGTGTTGCTCCCGTAGCACCCACGGCGATAGCACCAATGGATGCCGGTGTGATGACTACTGTTCCCGTAGATGGCGAAGCCGCCTCGGATCCCAGCTTGATGCCGTTGACAATCGATGACCACGCCACCGATCCATCATTCGTTGACGAAACAAGTGCTTTACCACTGACAGCAGATCCGGTGACCTTCAGTGGAGCGTTGATCTCCACAGCACCCGTAAATGTCTTCTGCCCATCAATGGTCTGAATGCTATCGGTGAGGACTACTGTTGCAGGGAGAGAACCAGCGTTAATGGTTGTTTCTTCCCAATGGACATCACCGGATGTACCGTTTGCTCCAAGGACATACTGCTTACCGTCTGGAGTCTTGTTAGCAATGATGTCGAGACCCTGTAGAAACTTAAAGGATCCTTCGGCACCAATAGTCGTAGTTCCCGTGAATGTCTTGGATCCCGTAATGGTCTCAGCGAAATTGATGCTGACCCCTGCTCCACCCTGGTCGAGGAACTGATCCGAGGATTCCTGAGATACATACAGGGAGTTCAGCTGCGACATATCCAGGTCTGATGCAGTCAGTACATCACCATCGGTAAAGTTGATCACACGGTCAGCCTCACGCGCCGGTGTGAATCGACGGAGCATCACATTGCCTGGTGTTTGACCATCTGGCGGAATATCGAAGTGGACATAGGTTGCACCGTTGATGGTCACGAAAGACCAGCCACTCGATATCTGTGTCTGATTCACATACACCCGTACATGACTTGGGTCGAGCGGTGCTCCCCCGTAGAAGGTCACCAAGAAGTCATTGGTGCTGCCATTGCCTGAGTAGAAAGTACGGGCGTAGTAGTTCAGTTCATAGAATGCTGGCATCAGTTTCCTCGGTAAAGATTGGCTTTAACATCACGGGCATGAGCCATGGCTTGGGCTAGTTCAGGCGACTCTTTGATTAACTTCTCTAGGGCAACGCGACGGTAGTCAGATACCTGCCCTCGGATGAGCGATGTGCGGGGACTTGTGATCCCATCGGTTCCCATTTCAGGGAGACCCTTGAAGAACGGTGATGAGATCACGGAGCGCAGTTGGTCACGCACAGTCTTCCCACCGATCTTCACTTGACCCGTGAGTTCCCCATAGCGGTCATAGGCAGACTGACCGTTCTTCAACTTGATCTGCTTGAGATCGATGTTGCCTGGGAGGGTTCGACGGGCACCACCGACTGAGATCAATGAATCCGATAGAGCACGGTTCACAGGATCCTTGGTTGCCCTGGTGGCATTCACGGGGAGAAGAAGAGACCAAGGGCTCTCTGCACCTTGCAGTGGTTCACCAAGAGCATTACGAGTCTTATCCACTGAGACACCCGTAAGGGGCAAACGAGCCAAGATGGCATCGACTGCGTTACGGGTTTCATAGATGGTGCTATCAGTAAAGGCTGCCTCAGTCTGTGCCAAGGCGTTCGGTACAACTGCTCCTGCAAACTGACGCATCATCTTGTTTGCAGCAGCCTCATCACCCATGGCCGCCGACATAGCCGTAGTCAATCCACGCAGGTATGACTTGGAAGTCACATTGTTCGCAATGGACATCATGGCAGCCTTAGAGATACCCATGATGATCCCGTTGTCCTCAGGGGTTGGGTCATAGGTGCTGCGGCTGATGTCCACAGTGTCCGCAACGATGCCAAGGAAGGTGGCTACTGGGTCATTGCGTCCAAAGGAGACATACACGCCTCCCACCTTGATGGCATACGGTTGCCAACCGGATGCCAGGAGTTGCTTTCGGATGTCGGGATCTACAGGACCCTTGCCCGTGATCATGCCACTCGCTGCTAGACCGATGCCTGTGGTGTACAGGACAGTTCCGGTAGCCAATCGCCCTGCTGCCTGAGCCACTGCCTTCTGATCACCAGCCTTGGCTGCTTGCACCCAAGCGAGACCCTGACCAATGGGGTTACGGTCTGTAACGAAGGCGAGTAGGTTCGTAGGGGTCTTGATGAACGGAACAATCAGTTGCAGTTCAGGTACATGACCGACTGCTGTTGAGAACGCCTTGCCGATGTTGCCTACGAGTCGTGAGCCAAAGGGTGCTGCTTCATCAGCAATATCGGTGTAGTCACGCTTCCAAGTCTGCTCCTTGACTCGACGCTCGATTTCCCCTGAGACACGCTGAAGGATTCGATAGTCCTCACCGGCGGCCTGTTGCATATTGCCACCAAAGGGAGCCAAGTCGCTATCGACAGTGGCATCCCAATTCTGATCGATATATCGTTGGACTTCAGGGATGAATAGAGGATGAGCCTTTGCCCGGGCACCCGAGGCCTCCAAGGCAGACAGGACGGACTTGCGTTCAGCCTCATTAGGGATAGCCTTGATGGCTTCTCGATCAACCTTACCGGCTTTCATTGAGGCGTTGTAGAGGCGGCTGACCTCAGTGACTACTGCTGGATCAGTTACAGGTTTCCCTAGGCGATCAGCAACCACGGTACCGAGGGTTTCCCGGAAAGCACCGGGCAGGTACTTATCCCGAGCCTGACGGAACCCACGCTCTTCAACAGTCTTGCGGGTGTACATCTGACCATCGATGAAGAGGAGATCACGGAGCCTCGCTACCTCTGCTGATACGGCAGCATCAGTAAGAGGCTTGCCCATGCGTGGCGCAATATCAGCACGGATAACCGTATCTGCCTCAGACCGGGCAACGATGGTCATAGCGACCTCATCGCTCGCCCCGAGGACTCGCATGGGAGCGTTGACCACTTGTCCAAAGAAGTCCATTGCAGCACCGGCGGGTGTGCGCTGGACTGCGCCGGTGACATCATCAACCTTGTTAAGCCAAGTAACACCCTTAGATCCAATGCGTCGCCCAGGTACGAACTCATCACCGTATTGTTGGTTTCCTCTACCGAGAACGAAGGAGTCCCCTTCTTCTGACAGGGAGATCTTCATCGCCTGATAGGCATCCGTAGTCTGTGACCAGTACCGCGTGAGTACCGATAGTTCATTCGCTGCGCCCGCTGCATCACCTGACAATGCTTTGCCAGCAGCCCGCTCAAGAGGCATTGCCAACATCTGCAAGCCGTTCCATGCATTGACTGCAAGGGTCTTTGGTCCCGACAGGATCGAGTTACGGAACATCTCAACCGTCACACGCATTCCGCTTCGATAGGAACCTTCTGTGAGTAGTTGGGCAGCGCGGCGGCCTGTCTTGGGATCTAGTAGAAGTAACTGGAGAGTATCCCCCATCATTTCCATACGCACCCGCTGTTCCGCTGGTGTGAGTGCAAGGAACTGCTTACCTATCGTTTCCGTATCACTAAAGGCTTGAGACATTTGAAGGCTCTTGCCTATGTTTGATTTGATCCCCTCGGATGCTCTGAATATCTCAGTAAATGCCCTCAGCGCAGCATCAGAATCTGCTCCTGGCGCACGGATGGCTTGTAGGGCGTTGTAGCGTGATGCTGCTGTGAGACCTTCGAGGAAGGGCATCATGTCAACCAGCTGTTTAGATGTAACTAACCCACGCTGCATTAACTGAATCCCCTCCGCAGCATTGATCGCACCTGTCTCCACAGCAGCCTTAACCGAGGCTATGCCGGTCATACGGTTGATTTCGTTTGTGGCAGGAGTTCCTTTGGCAAACTTATCGGGATTCGCCTCGTACTGACGGAGGGCGACGATTGCCTCTTCAAGCATATTGGGAGTAGGTGGTACCCCGGATCTCCCTGGGATCTTCCCAAGAAGTGGTTTCAGATTGATGAGACCCTTCTTCTCTAATTCATCGATACGGGCAGCAAGGGCAGCTACATCGGCTCCGCTAGTGTGCAGATCGTGAAGTTCCTTCATCGAAGGTGGGTCATTAACAACAGTCCGCATCCCGTCCACACTCGGAGGCGCAAATGCTGTAGTACCAGCAGCACTCTGCCCATACATACGCTGCTCTGCACGGCGACCTGCACCGAAGTAGAACTCAGAATCCTTAGCAAGCGCGTAGCGACCGTTGAGCCAATCCTTAGTCAGCTTGTCGTACTTGGCACCACCGAACACCGCCTTGACTTCAGTAAGAGTGTTCTTGGTGAAGTAGCGGAGGAAGCCAAGTACTGACTTGGTATCTGCTTCAAGAGCGAGGCGCGAGAATGTTGCATCAGTCAATGTCTCTGCAACCCACTCATCCATATTGATGAGGCGATACCACTCAGAGACAGGAATCTTCTTATCGAGAACAGCCTTCTTAAATGTCTTGGAGACAGCACCATCTACGGTTGCCTCGCGGGGACTGATGCCATGCTTATCAAAGAACGCAACATGAGCCTTCTCATAGTCACGCTTCATTGAAGCCAACATGGAATCATCGAGGTACCCAGTGAGTGAGTGCCACACTTCATGGACGAAGGTTCTCTTGGCATCACCTGTAGTGGTAGCGCGGCGGGCGATGTTGATGACATCCTGCGTGAAGGAGAATGATCCATTCTGATTAGGACCTAACTTCCTGAAGCGGATGCCCATGCTCTCAAAGTTGTCTACGCCCATCCGGCGGACAAGAGAGGTCATCATGGTGGCCTCTTCTTGAGTGATAGAGCCACCCTGTCCTGCCTCACGGTTAATCCGATCCATCATGGCTTCTGCACCACGCTTGACCGGGTACGCAGGATCAGATGTAGATGGCTTCTTAGGAGCCGCATCAGCCGCCATGTCATCAACAGCAGAACCTGGTGGGACCTCATCAGCCGAATCAGTCAACGCATCAATGAGCGATGGTTTCGGGGCAACCTTGGCAGCCACAGCGTCACCCACAGGGGCAACCTCAGGCTGTGCCATCATGGAATCATCTTCAGCCCGACTAGCAGCATCCGCAGCATCCTGTAGATCCTTACCGGCGACCTGCATGGCACCCTGCACAGCCTCCTCTTCAGACTTACCAGCAGCCCGAAGACGCTTCATCTCCTTGACAGCCTTCATGGATCCCTTGATTCCCGCGATGACTCCCTCAAAGGCACCACCAATGATGCCACCCTCAAGGGCGTTCTTTAGGCGACCTTCGAGTTCCGAGTCATTCATGTCGGTTGCCATGAACTGCGTGAAGGCGTTATTCAGTGCAGGGTTGTCCGCTTGCACCAAGAGGTCAGATAGGCGACCTGCATTGCCCTCGAAGGCAGCGAAGTCCGTAACGGCACCCTTGACAAAGGTTCCCCGGATAGCAGCCGCAGTACCACCCCCTGCTCCACCCAACCAACCGGCGGTGGCACCTACAGCACCAGGGATCTTTGAGGCTGCCCCAAGGACACCCCCGGCCGCGAGGAACCCGGTGGCTACCTGCGAGATACCTGACACAATGGAACCAGACCATGATGTGCTGGTGCCCAGTGGATTCGTGTGCCAATCTGGGAGGAGATCCATGGTTGCCCAATCGGCAAGGTTGTAGACACCCTTGGCAGCATCGATGGCACCACGGGGGACAGCCTTGATGGTGTCGTAGGTATCCCAGATGGGCTTCGATGGTTCTGCTGCGGGATCAGTAGGTTCCCCGAGATCCGTGGGCATCTGAGGAGATACCTGACCGTTGACGATGGCACTAAGCTCATCCTCGTTGAAGTATCTACTATTTGGTGTTGTTGGCATTGATTATTTCGTGAGACTCGGGTTCTTGATGAGGAGCTGCCTCTTGTACCGAATGAGTTCTGCTTGACGCGCTACGAAGGCTTCTCTGACTTGAGCAGAGAGACCAAGTGCATCCATGACCTTGTTGGTTGTGAGTGGGCTCATCAGTTCAAGTTCGTTCTTGAACATAGGCACTGTGAATGCATAGTCAACGGCGGCTTCCTTGTTGGGAAGTACCACGCCGAATACCGGGACACCATCGGATGTTTGGTTTGCAATGACTTCTTGCGCTGACAGACCAGCAGTCATAGATCGCTTGACACGGCCATACTGCTGAAGGACTAAGTCAGGTGTGTATTCACGGTTGGTGTTGAAAAGGACACCTCGGCGCACCACGCCAACCTTGCCTTCCTTCTGTGCGGTAGACCACATATCACCCAGACGCTGTAGGAGTTTGTCTGTGTTGTAGACAGCACCGAGGTTCATATCCAAAGCAACTTGGTTGATTTGTGCAATCTCGCTCTGGAGGGATGTAACGAAGCCCTCGCTCTGCGCTTCAATTGATATACCCGCTCCCTTTGCTACAGCGAACGCATTGGTAACGGACATCTTCTGTTCCATAGCAACTTCTTCAATGAAGGCTTGGCGAGGTTCAATGACCTTAGGCTTACCAACGACGATCCCTGCTTCCGTAGCAGACTTCACACCACGCATAGCCTGGTTCTGCTCCTTGACCCTACCGTCGTAGTAGCCATCAAGAATCCCCACGACTGCTCGGTTGGCAACCTCAACACCCGAGGCAGCCTTGAGATCCCGGTAGGTCATCCCTGAGGTTGCATCGAGTACATCACCACGCACGAATGCTTTAACGCGTTCGTTAGCACCCGCTCTCCACTCAGTCTCTAGATCATTTGCTTCATCCATCTTGGACGGAGGCAGCATGGGTTGCCCACTGGCATTCCTGCCGGTAGCCATGTCAGCATCGACATAACTCTGAAGGATCTTTGCGGTGATCCCCTTGCCATTCTGTTGGACATAGGCCGTAGTAGCACCACGCACCACACCAATATTCTCTTGCCAGTGCCTATCAAGCATCATCTGGCTTTGGATAGGTAGTTTGGTCATGCGGTCACGGAGTAGTCCGCGATCAGGGATTGATCCATCGTCAATTGCATCCATGATGTCCCGAGTTTCTGCATCAGAAGCAGCGTTTCTCTGCACACCAACGGCAGCAAACAGCGGGCTCAACTTAAGTTGGATTGCTGAACGCAACCCATCACGGACATCAGGCTTCATATCCGGATTCTTAGTTACATATTCATCGAGGAGCTTCTCTGTGATCTGCTGCGCCTGTTCAGCATTGCCAGCCATAATGGCTGCACTGACCTTCTCATTCCAACCGAGGGCATAGAGCCCACGGACACCCTGTTGGATGTTCTGGTCAAAGACCCGTTCATTCCGGGTTGCCTCAGCAGCAATCTCGTTGAGCCGCTGATCCTTGATGGTCAATAGGTTTGAATAGAAGGCAGGGTTCTGATTGATCTGAGCCTTACCAAAGGACAACTTGCCCATGGCTGACATCATGGTCTCCACTTCAGCCTCATCCTTGGTCTGCGAGATCGCGGTCTCAAAGCCACCCAGGAGAACCTTACGAGCAATCAGCGGATCCGTAGTGGTCAAGTGGATACTGTCCACCATCTGCTGCATGGCTACACCCACGGAACCCTTAGAGTCCCATTCATAGCCACTGGCACCAGCAGTCCGTAGAGCCTCAGCGATACCGTTCTGAGTCTGCTCAACAGCAACGAACTCCTGACGCTTCAGCATCTCCGCTTGGAACTTACTGCTGAACTCAGCGTTGGCTTCTTGGGCAACCGAGGCAAACCCAGCAGCACCATAGATGTCTGATGTGAAGGCATCCATGCCCACCTTCTCGGCGGCCTGTTTGGCGATCTCAGAGAATGGCACAGGGTTCGCAGGGTCTGTGGCAGATGCTGAGAGTGACGCTAAAGCGTTCCTGTACTGGAGGCCACCGGATCGCCCAAAGTTCTTACGGGCTTCCATGAGGAAGAATGGGTTCGCTGAATCAGGTGCATTGTTCTTGACAACGGCTTCCTTGAAGGCGCGGTTGAGGGCGAACTGACGCTCCTCGGGGGTAGCGTTGGGATCTACATTGAGATCAACCTGGGAGAAGTCAACAGAGGCTCCTTGGATCGCAAGGTTCCGCTTGTCCTCCTCAGCAGCCCGCGCAAGCATTCCTTGGAGTGATGGGGAGAACCCGGAGAGAGCCTCACCCAATTGCTGTAAGGAGTTACCACGAAGTTGTTGACCTGGTGCCGGGGTGACATTGAGGTTCACCGGCGAGGCTGAAGGTTGAATGGCGACCTGCGTGAGGTCACGGGGTGTAAGGGATGTTGCCATTATCGGTTGTACCACCCACGGCTAGTCATGCGTACTGAGGTTGGGATAGATCCCATGAAAGCTTCGCGACGAGCGAGTGTTGAGTAGTTGGCTGAAGGTGCTGACTCACTGCCCCAGCCCATTCGATCTGGATTGCCATACTGATTTACTGCGCCGATCACACTTCCACCTACCTGAAGAGCAGGAACAAACGGACTCGGTGCGGTAGTCGTTGGGTAGGAACGGATCATGACTCCATCGGCTTGCCCCTGCATACCGAGTTGTTCAATCATCAGTTGGCGACTACGGAAGTCGTAGTTGAGGTTGACATTGGCGATGGATTCATTCTGTTGACGGGTGAACTCGTTCATTAACATATTGACGGAGTTGCCCTGGATACCTGCTTCACCCGTAGTGGTACGAATGGAACCAAAGGCAGTCTCTGCTTCCTGACGGATCTGCTGAACCTGTTGAGCCTTACTGATCTGCTCCTCACGCTGACGGACACCTACCTGCTGATATTGGAGTTGCAGGTTCTCTTGGGCAAGACGCTGCCCTTCTTCGTACTGGTACTTCTGTGAGTCAGCCGCTTGCTTCTGACCGGCATAGGACACACCGGCACTCGCTGCTGTTGCTGCCACCGATAGCACTGCCATGGTTCCAGCAGCAGCAGCTGCTGCCTCTGATGCTCCAAGAGCAATACCAATGGGTGCTAGGAATGGAATACACATGAGTTAGATAGCCTTTCGGTAGTAACCGATTCGTTGATTGTTGTGAGTAGCGATATTGGTGAGAGTGAATCCCACCCACACCAGCCAAGCTGTATGTTTCGTGTTTCGCATATCAACCCAGTTTCCTACTCCGGAAACATCAGGCAACTTGGAAACAGGAGTAATGATGTGGTTCACCCACAGCCGACTCTGCCGCAGGAATGCCATAGGAAACGTGAAGAGCTCTTCAGTCCCTAGAAGCCAGACGGTGCCGGTGGGCGTGATCCCGAACATGGCCGTGGGGTTCCCTGTTTCCCCGATGACGGTGAGGCACTGCAACGAATGCGCCAGACCCTCCCGCAGAGAACACAGCGGATCAACCCCCCACAAGTCGCACTCTTGTCTGTCAGCCTCACGCAGAGCTCCTGCGATCCGAGCACAATCGGCTTCTTTCGAGGGACGCACATGGGGGGTCATATAGTCCTGTTACGGGTTGAGTAGTTTGCCTCAAAGGAGGCACTTTGGATCCGACATGGAAGATGAGATGTGCTGACTACAGATACCTTGGCATCAGCAGCACGGCAGTGAACAGGGAACCTAAACGAGTCTGTGACTAGATTCGGAGTATTGGCAAGCAGACTGCCACCGAGTACTGACCCATCGAATGTGTAGGAGAATGGGGTTCGATACTTAGGGGTGACTTCAACCTTGAAGTTCCCTGTTTCCTCGAACGATAGAACTCCATAGGTGAGTTGCAAGCGGCCATCAATGATGGGCTTATCCTGGTTCCGTGCATACTGCTTCGAGAATGTCCAACGCATTTCGTATGGAACACCCACCCACGCAATGGTTCCAACGAGATTCGCAAGGACAACTACCTCAGTGCTCGTGACCTGAATAGGCTGATACTTGATTCCGTTGGCTACCACTACGGGGCTATAGGCACTCAGGTTTAAGTTAGTTGAGTAGAGGAACTTAGTGGTTCCATAGACTGTTCCCACAACTCCTGTGGCAACTGCGCGACGGTCAAGGTGAACACCCCAAGTTAACCCTGGGTCTGTGAAGCGTCCTTCAAACTCCACCTTCTCCAAGAAGGTTTCGGTTCCACGGGTAACCACCATGTACAGGATGTGGTCGTACCAGTGCATACCGGCAACCACTGCATCAGCACCGAGATCCCATTTGCTCCAGGCTGATTGGATCTTCTCGCTACCGTTTACGAACCACTTATGGTTGTACAGGCCGGTAGATGTACGGAGGAATGCCGTACTGTCATGGGTGCTCACAGCGATCTGTTGAGGTACCCCTGCGATGTAAGCAGGGATGTTGGCAGTGATATCGAGTCCGTCATACTTCTCATCGACTGATATACGGACATACTCACGGACACCCACATTCTGCCCCTTGCTCTGGATAAACAAGAGTGATCTACCCGTAGGTTGTGGCTTACAGACTGAGGAGAAGTTCTCGAAGTCTGTGGTCTGAACGATCTCCACAGTCTCAGGGGTCAGGTTGGTATCCGCCCCGGAACCTAAGGAGAACTGAGTGGTATCCGTGAAGAGGATCAAGCGTTCATCCCAACCGACTGCTGCTCGTAGCGAAGATACCTGAGAGTGTGCTACCGATACATCGATGGGATCTGAATCAATGATCTGCGTTGATGTTGTACGCCAGAAGCCGAAATAGTTCCCCGCCTCACTCATAACCACCTTGTTGTCCGCGAGGAAACCAAGGCGATTCCTGTAGAGGAACATATCGTTGATCTTGCGTCCAACGAATGACGGAGGGGCTGCTGTTACAGCATCACCTACCAGGCGGAGATCCCATGTGGGTTTGTAGCATCCAAAGTTGCCATCTGGCCTTCTTACAAGGACATAAGGCAGCGTGGCATCTGAGAGTGTCGTAGTAACACCGAAGCCAACAGACTCTTCCCAGCGGCCTGAGCCGGTGATCCCATCGTTAGCGATGAAGATCCCGTAGTAGTCGCTAGTAGATGGATCTTCAATGTCAGCACCAATGGCTATCTTGAAGTCGTGAGGAGCCGCTAGGGGTAGATCGGATATACGGGCTACCTTGCCCTTGGCAGCGGACATCAGGGTTCCACCGGCAGAATCAGATGTCTTGACGGTAAATGTCTTGGCAATACCAGATTGACTCTGAACCAGGACGATGGTGGATCCTGTGACAGTTGCTGTTACATAGTGAGTACCAGTTCCTCCGTTAATCAGGGTGTATAAGGCAGTAGCAATTGCTTCTGTATCAACGGTAGAAGCATTAGCAGTTGTCGTATGGGTGTATGGATAATCAGTAGTCAAATACCGAATCGTTACCGTGTACTTAGTTGAGTAGGAAGCCTGGATGATGGCTACAAGAGCCTTCTGTTCCGCCACCGCAGTTGCTGTAGCTTCCATCGTTACAGCCGTAGTGGTGTTCAGCAGGAAGGTGTAGTCAGCAACCGTGAGTGCCCGTAGGTTCGCAGGGGTGCTGAGGTAACCAGAAACAGGGAGCGTGAAGGCGGTGAAGTTGGTGGTATCCGTATAGACAGGCTTCTCTACACCAGCAAGCGTAAATACCTTCAAAGTAGTTGAGGTTCCGCGCACTACATACCGCTCAACCGAGTCACGATTGATGAAGTGGATGAACGGGTCTGGTGCTTGTGTATCCGACAACCGTGCCACATGGTTCGTTGGTGGCCGCTTAGTCAGCCCCTCGGTCAACGAAGGGTAAGCGTTGGTCTGCTCCTCAAGCTGTGAGGGCAACCGCATCTGAGGGGGCTGCTGAGAGACCCCCTGAATCAGGTTGGGGATCTGGAGCGAGATTAAGCTCACGCCCACCTCCGGAGGTTCGATGAGATATCTGCATTGTTGAAGATGTTGAGGTCTGCTTGCTCAGATTCAAACTCACGAAGAGTCATCCAAGCCTGAACCTCATCACGCTCCGTGAAGGCAACACCCTTCTCACTCCCAACCAACCGGGCTACCAAGGTGCGCCCTGCTCTGATCATTGCGTACCTGCGGGCTGACTCAGGCATATCGTCCCATTCCAAGAGGATGATTACATCCAGTTCATCCATGTCTGTCGTGAAGACATCCGTGGAGTCCTCCCGGTTGTAGAGGAAACTCCCTCTCTTAGCGACATCCTTAGTCGCATGGTCAACACGAACCCAAGCAGCGGGTACTGCAATCTTGCCATTGACATTCTTAGTCAGGGTCTGCTTGGTTAACTTGTTCCAAGACCACTCGCGGCTGCAAAGGTCTCGGCAGACTTCATCGAGGATGTTGATGGACATACTCACATCAGCCGTAGCAGTTGCTTCAAGCGAAGACACCGGGGATTCCCCGATGCAGGACAGCATCGTGTTGATCGCAGAGATCTTCGTTGTTTCAGTGAGTGCCATGGGGTTCTCGATGGTTGCTTAGGGGATCAAACAGAATCCCCCTGCACCTATTTCTAGATGCAGGGGGGATAAGGGGGTTAAACGGGATTAGCCAATAGCAAGACCAATGGCGCACTCAGGACGCAGAACGCCGAAGCCAGCCATCATCTTCGAGACAACCAGGGTGCCCTGGTACTCGATCTTGCGCTCCATCTCAGTCGTGACATCGAACTTCTTGACGCAACCAATGGCATCAGCGTGTCCACAGATACCCCAGGCCTTGATCATGCTTTTACCAGCAGCGTCAGCCGTAGCTGAGTAACCAACACCACCGGTAGCAAACACATCACTGACGGCGTTCGCGTTGGCGAACAAGGCGATATTGGCATCACCCGTAGCCAAGTCAACAAAGCGAGGGAACAGGTTCGACTTCATCAACTTGAAGCCAGCAACCTCGACGGTAGCAGCGGTACCCTTGGAGACATCACCAACCTTACTACCGAAGTCCGAGCTAAAGCGGAATGCGTTACTAGTCACTGATGGTGCTGAGAGCAGCAACTGATATTGCTCTGGGCGGACAACGCAGAAACGACCGTCAACTGGAACATCCTTGTTATCCAAGGCAACCTGTGCTTCATAGAGCGAATCAAGGATTTGAGTGCTCGTTGGGGCAGTGGTGCCCTTAGTGATGGTCTCACCAACCAATGGCGTACCGTTAGCAGAAACACCGCTGATAGGCGAAGTGGTGGTGTTCACTGCTGCCCAGAAGGTGGACATTGCAAAGCGGTCATAGGCATACGCAAGCGCACGACCAAGTTCCGTTGCAATCGGTGAACGCACATCCCA